CCTTTAGGTAAAAAGTAAATGCATCCGCATGCACTTTTTTTAATTCATCTATTAACATTATAACCCTGTGTATTGTCTAAACTGCATATTACGGAGGGTAGAAGGCTTGGAGGCAATACCTGCTGCAACATCTTGAACAGCTTTTGAAGATGTTTGATGACCGGTAGGCTCACCAATGCGTTCGCCAGCTCTAGCAGTTTCAATTAGCTTCTTAAATTCTTTATAAGCACTGGGGCATATATCCAGGTTTTTAGTCTGAATACCATCGAACTCTAGTTGATCTTGATCTACAGCTTCAAATAATGCACGCTTTTGATTGGCAGTCATTAATAGAAATGGTAATCTGGTTGCTTCTAATTGCATAGGTTCTACCTCTACGGACTCTTTAACTTTGTTATCTGGTACAACCTTGTAAGAGCCACCTGTACCATATTTTGCTGGGATAAAAACTGTCTTTTTAGGACCTGACTGAGCGCTTACTTTAACTCTCTTCATCATTGACTGAAACTTCTCGCCGTAATCGGCTTCTTTAGCTTCTGTCTTAACTTTACTTTCCCCAGGGGTAATACGCTTCATCTCTTTAGTTCCTTCTGGGGTACCCCATTCGTATTTAGAAATCTTTACTTCACCTTGTGAACCAGGTGCTACAGCCTCTTGAATACCCATGTGCTGTCTTACATCGTGGTAAAGGGCATCTTTGTGTACGGGCTTCATCTTAGAAGGTAGTGCAGCATGAAATTTCTTCTTTCTACCTGCCGCAGCATGCTCTCGCATCTTAGTACCTGAGACACCAGAAGTACCTTCTGCATCAGGATCCCTTTCACCTGATGAATGTACTTTGATAGATTTAAAATTATAGCTACCGTGCGCACTCTTTACGCCATTATACTTATGCAGTAATTTATGGTATTCTTCTACTCTATCAGAGCCAGCAACTACATGTAGATGCTTAACCCCTTGGCTTGCCATTGCAGCTGCATGATGTAAAATAGTAGGATGTTCTTTAGAAGCTGCTTCAATATTAGTACCTGGAAATGCATGTTGTGCATGCTTTACCTTAACATCAGCCGGTAACGGGTTCTTAGATTTATCTTGAGAATGAGATAGAACTACCTTGTGAATGGCATTGTGTTCTTTGGCAACTTCATGAACTTTATTAATAACCTGCTCGTGCCCAGATGTGGGTGGATTCATACGGCCATACGTAAGTACGCCGTGTTTTTCCGGTGCTTCTGTTAAGTAGTCTATAAAGTCCATATGAATTAAGTTAGTTTAACCGTTTATTTATCTTTCTTTTTACCTAGTGACATATTAATTCGCCAATGAGCTAATTGCTTCTCTCTAGGTGTTGCAGAGTCAGAAGATCTAACTTTCTTCAATTGAGTAATAGATTTACCCTTAAGACCGTGCCTGGCCATGTCGCCCTTATCCTGCGGGTTACGGCCGTCTTGAAAGTTTTCGGATACTTTAACACAGTTGGGGACTATTCTGTTACCCTTCTTTTTCATACCTTGTTGAGTCCAACCATCCCAACATTTCTCTCTTAAATCTTTAAATGTTTTCATACATCTATATGATATGAGCCTGATATATCAAAATGCGCATCCCCTGCAACAGCCCAGTACGCGTTAACGTTAGCAGCTGGTACACCACCGGGAGTATTAAACTTCCAAGCTAAATCCGACGTGCTACCCGAATAGTATAATTTCAAAGTGGTATTACTATAATCTATGTCTAAATGTCCAGAAATATGGTAATAGGTATTTGCCCCGCTACCCCCTGCTGCACCGATCTGATGTAGTGTACCGTTAGTTGTTGACATTGTGTGTTTCGAAGGAAACGGTAATGTTATTTGGTACTGGCTGTTACCGTAATTAGTTGTACCTGCAAAGCTTACATTTACATGGTAGTGAACTATTTCATCGTGTCGCACATAATCAGCAGTTACTGTAGCACCTGCAAAAGTAACATTAGCATCAGTAAACACAGGATCAAAGGAAGCTTTTGAAGAGTTAAAGCTGCTACCTAAAACCGTACCTCCCGGTGTTACACCATCTGATATTCTTAGTGACGTTGAAGCAGGGTCATAAAACAATTCACCCTCATTACCAACAAATGCAGTCGCTGAGGTATTACCCCCTAATTTTTCTACATATGGTCTATAAACAATTGGCATAATTTTTCCTTTACTTTTTTTTATTAACCAAATAACATGGATTTTTAGTTGCCTTGTCTGTATAATCCATAAGTGGGCGGTTGAGAATTACCTTGGTCTAGCAGCAAAATTTGCTCTACTAAACTCTGCTCTATCTACAAACTTAGTCGGTCTGTTATTTCTGATAACGACAAAGCCTTCTGGTTTAGCAGGCTTACCCCCGGTGATCTTAGTTGATCCAGGTTCAGGTATCGAATGTTCGAACTTAGGTTTAGCAGACAACGAATGAACCAATTGATCTTTGGCAGCCTGTAAGTGATGATGCATATCTAAGATCTTCTGAAACTTATCAGAATGTTTATTTACATGGGCTAAGTCTTCTTGCATCTTATCGGTCTTAGTACCAACAGCCTTTGCTGTCTTTACCTTAGCAATATCTTTAAGATGCCGATCTCTTAAGTGTTCAGAATAACCTTGAACCGATGGCTTGGTACCATCTCTTACGGTCTTATTAATGTAAGTTTTCAAATGTTCTTGATGACCCTCTATAGCACCGTAGTGCTTTTTATCGGTACTGTTAAAGGCTTGTTTTGCCTGGGTCATATGATGTTCATACGTATGTGACTGGTTTGTATTCAGATCGGCCTTATGAACATCGTCTACGGTACTTATAACATGGACATCTGGATGCTTAGGGAAGTGAGAAAGATCGGCACCGTATTGTGCTTTCATTCCTGCTAATGTATTACCTTCGTAGGCAGTATGTACGGCAACTCCAAACTTAGAACTTGCAACCTTCTTACCTTCTGCCGAACTATGAGTTGTAGAGTAAGTAAGAGTATTTGGCTTAAAGTGAAACTTACCACCTTCGTTAACAACGTCACCGTGTGGGTTATCTTTTGACTTGATACCCGAGTGCATTACGTCACCTTGGTAGACCCCTGTCTTAGGTGTTACTTTAGGTAGATGTTCAAGTGCCTGTTTTAACTTCTGAACCAATCCTGGTGCATGCCCGTGATTTTTTTCAATGTCTTCTGGTGTATAATTTAACTTAGGATCTTTATTGAAAACCGATTTTGATGCAACAAAAAAAGCACCTGTCTCCGGGTGATGACCAAATACGATAGAAGGCGAACCATCGTACTTAGTTGCAATCTTAGTCTTGTTCTTCTTACCGTTAACCTGGTCTTTGACGTCTTCTAAGTTATGATAGGCATGGGCAAAGCCTTCCATACCATCATTAATGACATGGTCTTCTGCATGCTCTAAATGCGTTAATTTTTCTTCTGAAGCAGCTTCAGTTAAATATGATGATAGTGACTGCATTACCTTACCTTAAACTTTGTATCATTAGGATACTCACCAGCTTTTGAATTTCTTAATTCAATTAAATAACTTTTTTCGTTATTACCGCAAATAATTGAAATTTGTTTAGAAGTTGCTGATGGATATTTAATTTCATATATTTTAATATTACCTGTAAGTTTATCCAACTTGTTACGGTCTATCCAAAACACATCCCAACCATTAGACGTACGACGAACATAAAAATAGTTCATACCCCATGCACGTTCAAATATAGCTTTTATTGCTGCAGTGTCTACCCGCTTAACTGGAAACTTAGGTCTTCCAAAACTTGGAAGTTTATTACGAGCATCAAACCCTGCCTGCACCTTATTCAAGTCAACACCGAAAGCATTTAAAAATTCAGCTCCTGGGGAGTTTGGCTGTAAGTCTCCTTTTGCATTAAACAAAGAAGCGGCACCTGAATACGAACTGAATGTGGAACCGCTTGCATCTTTAAGAGAAATATACCACTCTTTTCCTGTTGTATCAGTGAGAATAATATCACCAATAATAGCACCTAATTTTTCTATAGGTACGCCTTCTTTTTTTGTAGATCCAGTTCTTTGCCTAACTGAAGCAATCTCTCTATCTCTGAATACCTTATTTGATTCATCTAACGAAGAAACTAGGTCTACCATTTCTGGGCTTGGACTCTTTACTTTAAAATATTGAGCAAGGTCAGCTACTGTCTTTGTCTCGAAATTTTCACCTTTATTAGCACCTCGTGCAATAACTAAGTCAAAATTCTGACCTTTAAAATCAAAATTGTAACTCGGAAATTTAGAGCTGTTAGGGGAAATATAATTAAACTTAATATTGAGTATATCTTTAGAAGCTCTCTTAAGAATCTCCCCTAAGTTCTTTATTAGATTATCAGAAGTATCTTGCTGTTTGTTAACAAGCTGAAGACGAAACTCACGAGATGTCCTGAGAATCTTGCCGGGTTTACCCGCAGGTGCTAGAGGAGCTACCTGATAGTTGTAAGGCTTTAATATTTGATTAAGCCAGTCGCCAAGTGTTTTGAATTCGGTGGTGGTCATTCATATATTTATACATTAAAAAACCCCCTGACGGGGGCTAAAAATTAGATTTTTAAGTAGTGATTAATGATCTTATCTTTAATCATATCAGGAATACTAAGATATGGCCATTGCAATTCAAATGGGCAACCCGGAGTATCCCATTTTCGATTAACTACAAAGTTACGATATTGATCAATATGTATCTTATCTTCGGGGCTAAAGCGAACTCGTTGTCGCTGGACTTGTGCTAAAACATTCATTCTTTAGTCTCCGTATCATAGTTAACCACATGAATCATCTTATCTCCCATCCAAGGAGAACCATTTTCGAACTGATAAGGTGTTCCGTCACCATGTCCATCTTCTAAAGATTTATTCATCCTACGAAACTCTTCATAGGTAATTTCTTTAGTCGTTAGAATACGTTCACCAAGATCCATCTGACTGTACTGCTCGGCCTGATTAAGGGTAACAGTATCCCCGGCATGCTCGGCTTCTTTACATTCAATAACGTATCTGGTACGAAACATCTGAATAGCATCTACAACAAATAAAGGCATAACGACTCCATAATAAATTAATGCCGGTTACGATATCCGGCGTCCCTTAGGAGAGACCGATCAAGTCACATCAGTTAAAAACTGAGCTGCCAACGGCTGCGTAAGCGGCGGCAATCATACGGCGTGAGGGCGTACCCAAACGGTATGCGGTTTTACCATTTTTAGCA